TGAATTCCTAAGAGGATCCTCTTCTCAATTAATTGGATCCTCATTTGGTGTTTTTAGTAATATAATTATTGAATTCCAAAAAATGGGATTAAACATTAAAGATACTGTAGGTAAATTAGGCGGTTCCATGATAGTTCTTATGCATGCATTAAAAGGATCCATGATGGGAATGAAAAGTATTTGGAAAGGACCTCCAGGAGATATGCTTCGCGGTCTCGGGGGATTGTCTCAAGCTATAGGAGATTTTGACCCATTCTGTTTTTTACCTGATACGCTGATAAAACTTAAAGATAATACTTATGTAAAAATGAAAGATATAAAACTTGGGTCTATCTTAAAAAATGGAAGTAAAGTAGAAGGTATTTTAAAACTAAATAATTTAGAAGAAAACAATACTTTTAAAGAAGAACTTTATATGTTTTCAAATGGTGAAAATAAAACCCCCATTTATGTTACTGGAAAACATCTTGTTTATATAAAGAATAAACTTGACTATGTTAAAAATCATCCAGATGCAAAACGAACCGAAACCAATAACAAAGAATTATGTTGTCTTATCACAAATGACCATAATATTCCTATTGGTGATTATGTTTTTTGGGATTGGGAAGATACTCCTGAAATGACATCACAATTAAAATAATAATATTTTTTATAGCTTAATATTAATATGAATGTTATTAATACTAATTTAAATATGGTAAAAAATCAATTACAAAATGAAAGTGAAAATTTTTTTAAAAGTGAACCCGTAAATCAATTTAAAAATAGTATTGCTGATGCTGTTAAAAGTAATATTTCAAGCATTGCAAGTTCTATAAAAACAAATTCAAATAAACCCGAAACTGTCGCCGATGTTGTTAAAAATAAACTTATACAAACAAATACAAAAAAAGACCCCACTGCAACCAGTTGGTATGTTTTGATTATGTTGATTTTAGGATTTTGTATGGTTTATTATTATTATTATTTGCAAAATAATCGCGAGAAAATCAAAAAAACTTGGTCACAAAGAAAATGTTCCCCCGAAAATCTTCTAATTGCAGGATGGTTTAAACCCGATAGTTATAAAAAATCCTCATTTGAATATGTGTATGAAAATTTCATGGAATGTACCGAAAATATTATTATCAAAATTATACCTATTATTTTTCTACCCTATCAAAAAATTATGGTTACTTTTAATAAAGTTTTTAATGACATCGTTAATCTTGAATTTACATTAAAATTTAGATCCATGGATATTCGTAAACAATTATACAACTACTACAGTAGACTATACAGCCAAATACAAACCATATTCGTTCCCTTACAAAAATTAATAAATCTTTTCAAAGACTCTGTTGGTAAAACACAAGCTGTCATTTTTGTAGCTGTAAAATTTTTAGAAGGGGTTTACATGACCATTCGTGGAACTATGTTTCATATGTGGGAACGTATTAATAAAATTATGATTGATTTTGTGGTTATTTGGATGCCTGTTATAGTCGCCGCGGCACCGCTTCTTATGGCAGCCACCGGCGGAACTGCCATAATACCCCTATCCACATATGTTGGCATAGCATTATCTTATGTTGTTCCTGTATCTGTTGCTAATGCTCTATATGAACGATTCCTAATCTCAACATTAGGATTTAAACCTATGATTGGATTAACCACGGTAAATGGAAAATCATTTAAAAGAATGATGCAAAATATTTTTGACTCCTTTAATCCTGCAGGTGAATTTATGGAAAAAGGCTTGAAAGGTCTAAAAGACGCGGGAAAAGCTGTAGGAAAATTCGCAAGCTCTACCTATAATAATACCAAAAAAGGTGTTAAAAATCTTTTCTGCTTTGATGAAAATACCCTGATCGAAACCACTGAAGGTGTGATCAAAATAAAAGACCTGAAAATAAATTCTCGGCTTAAAGATGGATCGATTGTTACATGCATATTTATATTAAACTCGTATAAACAAAAAATGTATTCTATAAATAATGTTACTGTTAGTGGTAATCATAAAATATATCATAACCAGACATGGATTCCTGTAGAAAATCATCCTCTATCAACACCTATAGAACAATACATGAAACCCCTAATTTATTGCATTAATACGAGCAATAAAATTATTAATATAGATAACATGATATTCACTGATTGGGATGATCTTGATTCTCATGATGTTCGTGAATTAAACGAAAAATATTCCTCCATTTTTAATGAGCCCCTACATAAAAAGAATCTACATCAGTTCCTTGAAAGTGGATTCATAGAAAACACCAACGTAGAACTTGAAGATGGAAGGATTATACCTTTCCAAAATTTACAAATCAATAATATATTATCTTCTGGAGAGATTATACTCGGACAAGTCGAAATTAAAGCAGACGATGTTCCATTATACGAATATTTTATTGAAAATAAAAAGTATATTGGAGGACCTAATCTTCAAATCCTACATCATACCAACACCATACTTGATACATTTGAACTTGTAAAAACACAAATCAGCAAAAAAGAAAATAAATTATACCATGTTATTACCAATACTGGAACTATTACTATTGGTGGTTATAAGTTTTTAGACTATAATGGTGCAATAGAAACCCTTCTCGAACAAGATAGAAATAAACTAATGGATGTTTTATAAATCATATTTATACCTTTATAAATATGATTCATTTATAATGATTAAAGATACATGGTCTGCATGAACTTATTACCCTCGTCAGGACCCTTCAATAACTTTTCAATAATCTCTTTTGTTACTGTTATTGGAAATGTTACTTCTATTTTGTCCTTCTCTTCAAAAATAGATGCCCCATCTTTCATAAGACGATACAAATTTAGTTTCGTGTAAATTATTTCTAAACAACGTTTCAAATTTCTTACACCACTTTCCTTTCCTGTGTATTTCTCAATGATATAATTAATCTCTTCATCTGGAATGACCACCTCATCATCCTTAAAATTGACTTGCTGCTTTATTTTAGGAAGCAAATGTTTCTTTGCAATTACCGTCTTTTCCTTGGCATTATATGCATTTGTAGTAATCTTATACATCCTATCTTTTAAAATTGGATTCACCTTACTATCATCGTTGTAACTGAAAATAAACAGACATTTACTTAAATTAAATTCCAACTCCGCAAAATAACGGTCTTGAAATTTGTCATTTTGAGTTGTATCCGTTAAATGTGTAAGTATTCCCGTAATTTCCTCTCCCTTTGGTGTATCACTTATCTTATCTACTTCATCAAAGTAGATTACCGGATTCATACATTTACTCTGTATCAATATGTCTACTATTTTACCTGGATTACTACCCTCATACGTATATCCATGCCCCTCCAAAAAACTACTGTCCGTCGCTCCACCTAACGCAAGGAACGCAAAAGGACGTCTCAATATTTTACTAATCCCTTCTTTTACCAATGTTGTTTTACCCGTTCCTGGTGGACCCATCAATGCAATCGCCGTTCCCGTCGCATCCGGGTTTGAAATCCATTGACCGATCATTTGTAGTATTTGCATTTTCGCATCTTCCATACCATACACCGCATTATCTAATATTTGCTTTGATTCCATCATATATTCACCGCATTTATCTATTCCCTGATCAATGGACATAGGTATGCTTTCATACTTGTTAAACGGTATCCTCATAAACATATCTACCCAATTTTTCATTTTATAAAATTCGCCACCACCTGGCTCTATATATCGTAATGCACTGATTTTTTTAAGAGCACATGCTTTGTAATTATCAGGAATATCAGATTCTATCAATTGAATACGATATGGTTTATCTGACTTTATTAATTGATTTAATAAATTTGTTTTCTCAATTATTTCTTTTTGATTTTCAACTGATAATTTTTTGAAAAAGGATAATTCATTTGCATCTCCACGCTCTTTTACTGCCTTTTTAAATTTTGTCATGTTCTTTTCTCTTGCCTTTTTTTCACCCTTTTTTTGTAGATTTGTAATATACTTCTTTTTCTTACTGTTGAATTCTAACAACTCTTTAGCCGTTTTTGAATTCTTATTTTCTTTTAGTAATGCATTTGCCATTTCACTGAATTTATCTACAACATCCATTTCATTTTTGAAATATTCTGTTTTAGAAATTTTCATTTTCTGTTTTGTGTTTTTACTGTTTTTTTTTTGTTCTTGGTTTTTTGTTTTACCCATATTTACCAATGTTTTAGCAGCCGATTTTTCTTCATCATCCTCCCCCTCTTCCTCGTCTTCTACATCTATTTCAATTTCCGATTCATCTTCATCTTCTTCCTCTTCCTCATCTTCTGTTTCTTCTTCTACTGGAGCACCAATCGTAAAAACAATATTAAAATTCCCCATTTCGTTTTCTTCCTCTTCTTCATCATCCTCCTCCTCATCTTCATCCTCCTCATCTTCCTCCTCCTCATCTTCCTCCTCCTCATCTTCATCCTCTTCCGCATCCTCTTCCTCCTCCTCCTCATCCTCATAATCGCTATCTTCTTCTGCTTCTTCTTCGTGCTCTTTATCATATTTTTCAAGAGCTTTTATCATTTTTTTTTTAGTATCTAACTTTTTTCCTTTAATATTTCGCAACTTTAGTTCTCCCTGCAATTGTTTTAGACTACACCTATTATAAGGAACATATTCCTCCTCATTTGTTTTATCTGATAAAAACTTTGAAGGAAATATTTTACTTAAAAACTTTTGGTATTCAAGCGTATTCATTTCATCATCATCCTCATCAGGGTCATTTCCTTTATCGCCATTACCAGAATGTTGTTTGCATTCCTTTTCCTTTTTTTTGTTTCGTAAATTATATCGGTTCTTTTTTGAATCGGAATTCATTGTGGTTATATTATAATTATTTAATACATTTTATTTATCAATTTTTTTCATAAAATTGAAAAGAATCTAAAAATTATTCTATCTTTATAATAATATGGCTAAACAAAATCATTTTAATTCAAATAGAACATCACACATTATCGGAGTTCAATTTAGTATATTATCACCTTCCGAAATAAGAAAAGGTTCTGTTGCAGAAATTGTTTCACGTGATACATATATAAATAATAAACCTGTAATTGGAGGATTATTTGATCCGAGAATGGGAGTTTTAGAACCTGGTCTTATATGTCCAACGGATGGATATGATTACATGAAAACTCCTGGTTATTTTGGACATATTGAATTAGGAAGACCAGTATTTTATATTCAATATTTAAGTACGGTTATTAAAATTCTAAGATGTGTATGTTTTAAATGCAGTAAGCTATTAATATCCAAAGAAAAATATGAAAAAATATTAAAAGAATATGCATATGAAACACGTTGGAATATGGTTTTTCAACTTGCAAGTAAAGTAAAAAGATGTGGTGACGATACAGAAGATGGATGTGGGTGCAAACAACCTCATAAAATTAAAAAGGAAGGACTTGCAAGTTTATTTGCAGAATGGGATAATCTACCAAACGACAATACAGATTCAAAAGAAAAATTAACTATAAAATTATTTCCCGAAACCATCATTAAAATGTTTAGACGTATAAGTGATGACGATATTGCATTTATGGGGTTTAGTCCTATATTTTCAAGACCGGATTGGATGATTTGTCAAGTTCTTGCCGTCCCTCCACCATCTGTTAGACCTTCTGTTAAACACGATGCTCAACAAAGGAGTGAAGATGATATAAGCCATATCTTAGTAAATATTATAAAGGCTAATAATACCCTGAAAGAAAAGATAAGCATAAACGCACCTTCAAATATTATTGATGATTGGACTACACTTTTGCAATATTATATTGCGACAATGGTAGATAATAAAATCCCAGGAGTTGCATCTGTTGCTCAGCGCTCTGGACGACCCTTGAAATCCATTAAAGAAAGAATCAACGGTAAAACAGGACGAGTTCGTGGAAATTTAATGGGTAAGCGAGTAGATTACTCTGCTCGTTCGGTAATCACTCCTGACCCAAATTTATCTATTGAAGAACTTGGGGTGCCTTTGAAAATAGCAAAAAATTTAACAAAACCAGAAACTGTAAATGATTTCAATAAATCATTTCTTATGAAATTAATTAAAAATGGTCCGGATAAACATCCCGGAGCAAAAATTTTACAGAAAAGAAATGGAGAAAGCATCTCTTTAAGATATGTAGATAGAGATTCTTTATCTCTTGAAAATGGAGATATTGTTCATAGACATCTTATGAACGGAGATGGAGTATTATTTAATAGGCAACCCACACTTCATAGAATGAGCATGATGTGTCATAGCGCACGTATTATGCCAGAAGCGGATACGTTTAGATTAAATGTTGCCGTAACCAAGCCCTATAATGCAGATTTTGATGGAGATGAGATGAATCTTCATGCCCCACAAAGCATACACGCAGAAATAGAATTAAAAACCTTGGCAAATGTTTCATATCAACTAATTAGTCCAGCAAATAATCAATCCATTATTGGTATATTTCAGGATTCTTTACTTGGTATCTATCGTTTTACGCGAAAAATAGGTGAATATAATAGTTTCAATCAAAGGGATTTAATGAATTTACTTATGCCTATACGAAATATTGATGTTTCTAAACTTAGAACATCGGTTACTGCATTTGATATTATTAGTCAAATTCTACCTCCTTTATCCTTAAAATATAAAACAAAACAATTTGAAGATGATGAAGATTTTAATACTTCAAATAATGTTCTTGAAATTGTGAATGGTAAACATGTTCGTGGACAAATTCAAAAAGCTGTTCTTGGTGGAGGCGCGAAAGGATTAATTCAAAGAATTTGTAATGATTTTGGTAATATACAATCCAAAGATTTTATTGATAACATACAAAATATTGTAAATGAATATATGAAACAAAGCGGTTATAGTGTGGGCATTAGTGATTTAATTGCCGATAATAAAACAAATCAAACTATTATTGATAAAATCATAAGTAAAAAAAAAGAGGTTCAAGTCTTAATTGATGAAACAAGACTTGGAGTTTTTACAAATAACACTGGAAAAACAAATGAAGAACAATTTGAAACAGAAGTAAATGAAATATTGAATGCCGCTACAGAAGACTCGGGCAGAATTGGTCGCAAAAGTTTGTCCCAAGATAATAGATTCGTAATTATGGTAAATGCTGGTTCCAAAGGTTCAGATTTGAATATTTCACAAATGATATCCTGTTTAGGTCAGCAAAATGTTGATGGAAAACGAATTCCCTATGGATTTGAGGACCGTACATTGCCTCATTATTCTAAATTTGATGATTCTCCTAATGCAAGAGGATTTGTTGAAAATAGTTTTATTAGTGGCTTAACACCCCAAGAATTATTCTTCCATGCTATGGGTGGCAGAACAGGACTCATTGATACTGCCGTTAAAACCTCGCAAACTGGTTATATTCAAAGACGATTAATTAAAGGACTGGAAGATTTAATGGTTCATTATGATATGACCGTTAGAAATAATAAAGGTAAAATTGTTCAATATACTTATGGCGATGATGGATTTGACCCCATTAAAATTGAAAATCAAAAATTGCAATTGGTTGACCTGACGATTGAAGAAATTTATGCCCATTTTGAAATGCCAAGTGATAATCTTAAAGACAAAATATTCACAACATCTTATACAAAACCAACCATTAAACGAATTAAAAAACAAGAAGAAGATATGAAAAAAAGATGTAAATCGCTTATCGATGAATGTATTCATCTTCAAAAAGAAATTATTGAAAATGTCTATCAAAATAAAAGCAATAATGATGTTCAATTGCCCGTAGCATTTTCATATGTCATTAATAATATAAAACATCAACATAATATTCAAAGTAATTCCATGGTAGATATAACACCTTACGAAGCTCTTCAACTACTTGATAATACCATGAAAAACCTTGAAAAAATAACATATTGTAAACCAAATCCACTTTTTAGAGTAATGTATTATTTTAGTTTAACGCCAAAAGAACTGTTAATGATTAAAAGATTTAATCGAAAAGCCTTAATACTTCTACTTTCTCAAATAGAGTATTATTACAAAAAATCAATCGTTGCTCCTGGAGAAATGGTAGGTATGATAGCCGCACAATCTATAGGTGAACCGACAACCCAGATGACGCTTAATACCTTTCATTTTGCAGGGGTTGCAAGTAAATCTACGGCAACACGTGGTGTTCCTCGGGTAGAAGAAATTTTATCACTGTCTTCGTCTATTCAAAAACCATCTATTACCATATATCTTAAAGAAGACGACCAACTTAGTAGAGAAAGAGCTCTTGCTATAGCTAATAATATTGAAAATACAAGATTGGTAGATGTAGTTAAAAATGTTCAAATATGTTTTGATCCAAATGAAGATGAAACCCTTATTAATGATGATTCTATGTCATTATCTTTATATAATAAATTCGAAAAAATGGTAGATGAATGCAGTGGTATAATTACTGCTCAAAAACAAAAATCAAAGTGGATTTTGAGATTTATTATTGATAAAGAAATCCTATTGGAAAAAAATATTACTATGGATGATATTCATTTTGCAATTAAAAACTCTTATAAAGATGAAATTAGCTGTGTATTTAGTGATTATAACTCGGATGAGCTTATTCTTCGTATAAGAATAAATAAAATAATCCAAAACAAAAAAAATAATGGTTTGATTAGTGCCCTGGATCAAGGAGATCAAATTTATTATCTTAAAAACTTTCAAAAACAAATTATGGATAATATTATACTTCGAGGCGTGAAACATATTAAAAAGGTTCTTCTTCGAAAAAATCAGGGAGTTCTTATTTATAATGAAGGAAAATATACTAAAAAAGACACATGGGTACTAGATACTATAGGAAGTAATTTAGTAGATGTTCTTGGTTTGGGTTATATTGATAAAACAAAAACTTATAGTAACAATATTCCCGAAATATATGACATTTTTGGAATTGAAGCAGCCAGACAATCCATTTATACAGAATTTCAAGAGGTTCTAGAAGATAGTGGAACTTATATTAACGAACATCATCTTAATATGTTGTGTGACAGAATGACCAATAACTATAAAATGACGTCTATTTTTAGACATGGAATTAATAATGATAATATTGGACCTCTGGCAAAAGCTTCCTTTGAAGAAACTCCTGAAATGTTTATTAAAGCCGCTAAGCATGCAGAATTAGATATTATGCGTGGAATATCGGCTAATATCATGTGCGGACAACAAGGATATTACGGAACAAACATTTGTGATTTATATCTTGATATTGAATCCTATAAACATCTTGAAGCTCAATCCACAGAAGTCGAAGAAGAAAGCGAAGAAATAAAACAACTCTTTCAAAATCTAGATAATCCCGAGGATCCTTGTTCTAAAACCAATTTAACTATTAAAAATAATATTGCAAATATTGGAACTGTTGATACCGGAGATGATGATTTCACAGTTAATTTTTAAAATATAAACAACATAAAGTATTCATATTATAATATTATAATATAATATGAATCAAAAAAATTTTAATATTAACTCTATTAAAAGAGAACCGTTATCTATTTATATTCTTAAATTAATAGCACCTACATATAAAAATGACATAAGAGATCCATTTAACTCTTCTTTTTTTACATATCCATTTCAACCTACATGTAATTTTTCTATTGAATCCTTTTATTTATCCGCTTTTTATTATAAAAATAACATGGAAATATACAAAGAAATACACGAAAATATATTTATTACTGAAAAACAAAAATTATATTTAAAAAACATATTCTTTAAGTTACAATTTATTCTTAAACGTTTAAATTCATTTTCTAGAAAAATAATTTATAGTAATAATTATCGTATTAAACTCCATAATCACAATGAAGATTTGAAACTTATTTCATTAGATACTTACCATCCACGTTTTATAATAGGATTAACAGAAAATAGAACCATATATAAATTTGTTATCTTTGATTTACTTGAAATTATTAGATGTAGTCTTACTTATACTTATGCCTTATTTTGTGAGCCAAGAAAACCAAAAAATCCATTTACAAATTTGGAGATATCCGAGGCAAATCTATATAATATATTTTTTTTTGCAAAACAATTAGATATTAAATTTTGCATACTTTTTCATGCCTATTATAAATCAAATTTTAATACAGAAATCTTTCTTATTGATTATGAACCCATGATTCGAGACAATATCATAGAAAATTTTTATAAAAATTGCACAGAAATAAAAAAATATAACGATTGTATTGAATTTTTAGAAGTATATAAAAAAATATTGAAAGGGATTATAATACATAAAGATTTTCCAAAAAATCTTCTTTATGACAATTTAAAAAGTTTTTTAAAAATGAATTTATATATACAATACACGTTCTCCCCATCAAAACGCATATACTATAAAAAACTATTGCATAAATCATTAAGGGTATTTATAAAAGAAAATCCAATGTTTGGAAGGATTATTGTTAAACCAAAAACACACACAACCTTCAAATTTTTAAATACTATTAATGCAGAACGCACCTTATCGCAAACCATCATTCGAAATCAACCTGCAAATCAAAATTATATTATACGAAACTATAATAATATATCTAATGGTTCACATGATTACGAAGAAGATGTTTCCCAAACACAGTCCCCGTTAACATCACAAGAAAATTCTCAAGATTTTTCTCAAGACGTTGCAGAAATCGCGGCAGATGCTATTGCAAATGCCATTTCAACTGCAAACAGTATTTCAAATGTAAATGTGCCTTTAAATGAATCATCCGATTCTGAAGAATCATCCGATTCTGAAGAATCTTATAACGAAATGGACGATATTCGTGATTTAACAGAAAATATGATCAGTTATGATTCCTCATAATTTTATAATAAAATTTTATGATAAATTTTATGATAAAATTTTTATTACATTTTTATTACATTTTTATTACATTTTTATTACATTTTTATTACATTTTTTTTACATTTTTTTTATAACAAATCTTTTATATTTTGTTTTATAGTTATTCAAATAATTTACTAACATATTTTTTCCCTTATTTTCTTCATATTTACTTAAAAGTATAGACTGAGGCACTCCTATTATGTTTGTAAGTTCTATACGCATTTCGTTATTATCATTTACAATAACCGCATATTCTGGATATTTACTTAATGTATCTCTTCCAAGATAGGACATAGAACTTGGTCGTATGATGTAAAATGATTGGTTCGTATCATCCTGATATAATATCTCATGCGCACCATCACCATACTCCATCTTCTTAGACGAAAGTATTATAGTAGGTATTCTAAAATGAACCACCAATATCCATAAATCAATTATGGTTAAAAAATATTCACCGGATTTTATATAGTTTTCTATTGTAATCTCCCCCTTGAATATTTTCATATAATCATTCTTTTTACCTTCTAACCGTAATATATCCTTTATTTTATTTAAATATGTTTTATAAGTTGTTGTATATTCTCTTAATAATATTTCTTTTAATGATGCAACGGTTTCTGTAATCCTATTATCTTTCAATATATCTATTACCATATTAAATCCACAGTTTACCTGTTTTAAATAGATAATATTTTTGTATTTTGCAGGAAAACTGGTGATCCATTTACCACTTATTGCCTTTATTTTACTTTTACATACTAGTTTTAATTTTTTCTTACTAGTCTTATTTAAATCATCTATATTGTTATTTGTAGTGTAATTTGATAAAGCTTCTATTTTGTCATAGACATATTTATTCTTTTTATTACTAACCATGTTCTCAAATAATTCCTGTGATAATTCACTTTGATATATTAACATTTCGTTGCTCGTTAAATTATAATTTGTATTTTGATACGATAAATATAATGTTTCGTCAAACAAATATACCCTTATTCTGTTAAACCGAATTAGTTCATCCGCCATTTTCTCATAAAAGAATTCTTCATTATCTATATCCGCATTTAATAAATTGTTTTTGGGCATAAGTATTTTACATTCCCCCGTTTTTGCTTTAATACAATAAGGTTTATCACAGCTTTCGTTACATAATGCAACCTCTTCTATCGCCAATAATAACTCCATGTCATAATCTATAAAGTCAATATGTAAAGACATTATATCAGTTATTTTTCTAATTACTTGTGCCAATTTTTCACGATAAAGAATCGCTTTTGAATCAACTATTTCAATAAGTTCCATTTTTAATAGTCTGTTTTCTAATCTATTTAATTGTATTCTTAGCATATTTCGAAATACATTAAAAAAATTATTTTGTAATTGTAACATTTTAATATAATTATGTCTTTCGACGTCTATATCTGTGCTATTAAGTGTTTTTAAATCTGTAATTATATGATTTGAATGCAAAATAGTAGGATAGTCTGGTTCTTTGTTTTCTTCTGGAGGATTAATTTCAATAAATTGATTTGTTTCCGTTAGTATTCCCACAACTAATCCATCTTCTTCTATCTTATTCATAGGATTACATAATATCCCATTCTTCGCTTTTTTCATTTCTGTTAAGAATTGTATGGTTGCATCATAGTTTTTCCAGTCTACTTCGTCCACAAATTTAATATCAATGTCATTTAACATACTACTTGGATAACAGGGTAGATATCCTTGCATTCCATTATACATTACACCTAAACCTATTATTTTATTGTCATAATTTAATGCCTGATATTCAATGTTTGTATCTGGTATTGAATTTAATAATTTAAATAATTCCATAGCTGTAATATTTTTAACATATTCATTTGCATTTAATTTACTATCTATCACACCACAATAGTTATTTGTATATTCCTTTATTTTTTCAAGTAAAATCTTTATATTGCTCATTAATTCATTATCTTTTAATTTAAACATCTTTTTTATTTCCACTTGTGTTTCCTTATCTTTATATGTGTATATTGGTTCGTAATAATTATTTTTTTTCATTAATATCACACAAGGTTTATTAATATCAAATAATTCATTTGAATAAACACCCGTTGGACATAAAACCTCAACATTATCTGTAACATCATCATTTGGAATATTTATAATAATTAAATTTAATCCTGTTATAAACAGTTTATTATTTGGAACACACACTATATCCCATAAATATTTATGATCTATTTCAATTTCATCGTCCATTAAAAACTTTCTAAAATTAACATACGCATTAATTGCATTTCTAAAAAAATCCATTCTTTCCGGATTCGTTATTGCATCATTGTATAAAATACTATCACGGTAATCATTGTTCTTTAATTCTTCGAGAGGATTTTTATGTTTATTAAAGATTTTCACAAGATTGCCATTTTGATATTTTATAAATAAATCTAAATCCACAGAATCTTTTATAAATTCTTTCATTTGAATTATACTCGGTATTTGTTTTATTCCTATAATATTTACATATATGTCAGCTAAACAGGCAATGAAAGACTGAGATGGATGAGTTTCTACTCCATGTCTTAAAACACATTCCACAAAAGGTTTTGGTTTTTTAATCATATCATTCGTCATAAATGAAGTATTCTTAACATTAAAAAATAATTCAAGAGATATCGGTAAATATCCCCATCTATTTACTTCTAATGGAAACTTTTCACTGCCTTTTATATATTCATCCACATCTTCTGCCATTACTATTTTTTTCTTTTTTAATACCATATTTTCTGAACAGTCTCGTCTTTTTTGTACTTGAGAAGCACTATCCCATTTTTTAAAACAACAAGGAAAACAGTCTCCCTTTAAAGTAAATCCAGGATAGTGGTCTATATACTTATTGTCCTTATCTAGATGTTGTTTTGGATAAAAAAAATGATATATTGATTTTCCTTTTGGAACGGTTTTTGCACCAAAAGGTATTATTGCATCTTTTCCGCCGCATTCCCCGTTATCTATTTGTTCCTGCGTGAGACTACGATTCGTCTTAAGACACCAATATCTTGGACATATATAATGGTATTTTTTATCTCCTACATTTTTTTCAATTGAATGGGTATAAGATCCTTTATGAAATGTGTCAATTGCCTTTTTCTCCTCGTCCGTAATTATAACCGGCTGTCTATTATAATTTGTTTGACATGCCCTTGAATACGCATTATAATTTTCACCATCTGGTTTAACAAATAATTCAGGACGGACATTCGATAAACGTTTATGAACAAAAAAATCGGAACCCTTTAATGGACTACCCTCTATGTTTTGAACCTCATATACATTTTCTATATCCATAGGCTTGTCCTCTACCTCTATCACAGGTTCAGCCTCCGACACTGGAACAGATTTATCCGGTATTTCTTTTATATCTTCCTTTTCACGTTCTTCTTTCACTGATTTCTGTAAGTCGTCAAAGGATTCTTGGTAAACAATGTCTGAACCCTCCTTTCCTAATACTTGTTCTTGCACAGTTTCACCCAGTTTTACAGCTTGTTCCTGCGCAACAGATATATTTTTCTGTACAGATGATAATTGTTTAGTTGCATTATCTACCATATCTTTTTGAATCCCGGTTACATCGTCTTGTATACTATTACTTTGTTTTGTAAGCGTTTCTATCACACTTTCTTGTGCTGATTTCATTTCATTTTGTAAATCATTTACGCGACCGTTCACTGTATCAGCTGCAGTTTTTTGTAAACTATTTACCTCCTTTTGTGCTGTTTCAAAAAATTCATTTATGGGTGATTCGTCCTTCTTTTCTTCACTAGACTCTACTTCATCTTTATTTACTTCGATCTCATCTCCCATCTCTATATCATCGTCGTCTAATACAATCTCATCTCCTATTTCAATATCGTCATCATCCAAGTCTATATCATCATCTAAGTCTATATCATCATCATCATCATCTTCTTCTCTTAATGAACCACCTTTCACCCCTTCTTCGTCCTCATCCTCATCCTCATCCTCGTCTTCGTCCTCGTCTATACCGAAAAAATCTAATAATGCATCCTCATTATCATCATTCTCTTGTATATCAAAATCCAAATCCAAATTCTTTGCCATAAAAGATGCATTTTGGGAATATCTTTGTTCAGTTTGTGCCACGATTTCTTTTGCCTTGCCTTCTTCTAACACCTTTTTCTCACATAATCTTTCTATTTTATCTTCTAAACCATCTATGCCTATGTTTTGCGTTATGCAAAGCATAAATGTAACATATTTTTTCAATAAAGATATATATATTAAATTATTTATCTCAGAAAAACGTACACGTATTTTATTTACATATTTTTCTTGATTTAATTTAATCGTAAAACCAGGATTATTTTTAATCTTCATTTGTCTCTGACCACCTAATCGCTCCATTTCTACATCATCTATTTTTTGTAATACAATACGATTTGTATCTTCTTCACTTATATCAAAAATGGATAAAATATCCCTTTTTACCGCGGCTACTCCATATCCCTTATTTAAAAGTAAAATAATACGCGCATCAATTGCCTCCATCTCATCGTAGTTTGATACTAATTTATACATCATCATTATACCTTTAGATAAGTCACCTTCACTTACATTAAATACATAGGATAAACATGATAAATAATTTTTTAAAGATATGGTTTTTGTTATATTTATATTAAAAGAATAATTCAAATCCAATATATCCACATTCTTATTCTCGAAAGCTTCAAATTTAATTATTTCAAGACCTAATGACTGTATATATTCATTAATATATTCTAAAATTTTATTTACGTTTTTAGTAAGTATCATTGATAACGTCTCCATATTAACTAAATTTTTAAACATTATATTCACATAAACAATACCGTTCGTTTTGATTTCTATAATAAATTCACCATTATCAAAAATATTGTATATGTTTAATGTATTTTCCTTATTTGTTAATTTAATATATTTAATTATACTTGCCTTACTTAGAAAAGGCACATTTTTTCCATCTGTATTATAATTAGGCGCATATAAACGTAAAAGTTTATCCTCTTTTAATGATGAAGTTAATTTTGTCAATGGTAACGTTTCATCAGTTTTCAAATACTTAAATATGGTATCTAATGGTAAATTATAAGTATAGGTTGGATTCATAAGAAGTTCAATTGATTTAACACCTTCATTTTCAAATAATACTAATGATTCATTTTTTCTGTAAATGGTGTCTATTAAATCAAAGGTTTCAAATTTATTCTGTAACTCCGGTGTTATACTTAACGCACTCTTTTCTTGTAATTTAAATTGATTTTCTTTTAAGGATTGGAGAGATGTTATACCCGCTTCGTGTAAAAATGGATAATATAATTTTATTGTTGAAGAAATAAACTCTCTTGATTTATCACCATAATAACTCAAAACCGAGTCCGCTGTTGTTAAATATATGTTATTTCTTACTAAATTTCCAAAATCTAATAAAACAACATTATTTAAAGTAGATAACATATTATCTATAAAATGAATCATAGCTTCATCATGTTGCAACACATCAAATGGGTTAACCGTAAATAAACATTTATTAGTATTCGTTACCAATTTATGAACCAATGACTCCTTTACTAACATAGTTTCTTCTATTTCTATTTGTTTTATGTCACTATAGTCATATATTTCCTTCTTCTCTAAACTATCAATATTTATATTATTTATGTTCAGTAAATGTTGAAAAAGTCTATCTTGGGTTAGAACTAAGCTGTTATTATTTGTAATATCCGTGTGTAATTTCTCATGGCTAATCGTCTGTTCAGTCATTCCAAAAAAATAAAGTTCCTCCATAGATATTTTTTTCTTTAATGCTAAAACAAGTTTTTTTTTAATAATGTCAATCGTATCGTCTAAACGTATTTTTATATCATGAAAAAAAACTTCCGGATTTATTTGCTCAATCATTACAATTTCCTCTTCACTAAATATATCCGCTAATTCACTATTTCGTTTATTTTCAAGAAAAATATCAGCTAATCTTTCTTCACTAAATACATGTATTGCACTAATTTTATCATTTTCTAAAACATTTACTTTTATTATGGGATCCATATATATAAAACAATCATAAATATTTAATCTATAATTTCATTAAATATATATTATTTTAAATCATAATATGGATTATCCGTTATTGACATTCCACAATATTCCTGTGGTTTTTCAGAATAATTCACCGGCTTATAGACACCTATCTCTTCCGCCTGTTCTAAGATAAATTTGAAATTTCTCCAGTACTTATCTGTATGTCCTATTTCATCTGTTCCTATATGAGAAAGCTCATGAAGAGCCACAAACATTAACGTATTTTCATCTATAAGTTTCCCCTTTTCCTCATTTTGATTTAAACAAAATGCAAGTTTTTCTCCCTTATTTTCACTATACGCAGTGTGTTTACTTGTAGGTAATGTTTCTTGGATTTTCTTAGGATTGTAACCCTGACTTAAGAGTTTTGTTATTTCATGTTCTGGTAAATTTTCTTTCATATGATGAACCACTTTGTTTAATTTTTTAGTTGTTAATGCCAATAAATCAGCAGCCAATTCCAGTTTTAATCTGTCTCGAACACAATAAGTATTTCCGTCTACATTAGATATTATACATTTCAATTGTAAATAGTCAAACTCTTCGTATACCTTGATTAAAATTAATAAAACAAACCCAAACAATATAACACTTAAATAATCCATTAAATATTAATATATCATTAGATATTAATATTTATGCAGAGGCACCAATTTCAAGAGTTTTTCTTGAACTATCAGGCTCTATTGTGGTTTGTTGCCATGGACCAACATTTCCTCTTGGGTTAGCCGGCTCAGACCTTATTTGTAAATTGGGGTTTCTATTTACTTGAGCTTGTTGTCCAATGTGATAACCCGAATCCAAAAGGTTTACATTCGCTAAACTACCTTGACCCACAGGATTTAAGGACGCCCACGCGCTGTTTGAATCATTCGGTAAAAGAGCCGATGGATCTACAGAATCTTTCTTGTTGCAATCAGGAGTATTGCATGTAGTCCCCTTCATTCCAGTTACACTCGCAAAATCACTATTTTCTCCTAAAGGACGGGCTGGAAGAACATCCGAAGGTGATGCAACAAAATTCTTTCCTACACTAGCCTCACCCTTGTGTAGTCTTTGTCCCATAGGATCAAAAATGGTGCCAAATCCTGATGAATAGTTGCCAATCAAAGCAAGCAAAAGAATGGTTAAAAGAAAAGCCATAGGCCCGAAATCTTTTCCACCAAAAAACTTTTCCACAAACTTTTCAAAATTGGATAGAATATTCATTATATAAAATGGATGATAAAAAATTTTTTTAATTAATTATAATCTGTTTACATACTTATCCATAAATTCATCAAATTCATCGTCGCTATTATCTATATCATCGACCATATAGTTTGTTTTTATTTTTTTGGACTCTAAATAAGCTTGTAATGCTTGTCGTTTTATTTTTTTTGCTTTATTCCTTGATGTTTTCCATATTTCAAAATAGACCTCATTTGGATTTTTTAATTTCAAATTATAATCTTCTAAATTATTTAAATTTAAATCTATTTCTTCTAAAGTTTCGTCGCCAGTTTTTAATTGTTTTATTTTATTATAGAATTCATCTTCTTCGTCTTCTTCATCCTCTTCCTCATCCTCATCCTCATCCTCATCCTCTTCATCCTCTTCATCCTCATCCTCATCCTCTTCATCCTCTTCCTCCTCCTCCTCTTCTGGATTTTGAGGTGTATCAATCTGTTTATTAATTACCTCTTTTATCACACCTTCTTCGTCATCATCACTTAATGTTAAATTATCATCCTCCTCCGGTGATTTTATTTTATCGGTTATATCCATGGTTACATTAGATACATCCGTGGTTACATTAGATACATCTTGCGGAGTCTCTTGCTGAGTCTCTTGCTGAGTCTCTTGCGGAGTCTCTTGCTGAGTCTCTTGCGGAGTCTCTTGCGGAGTCTCTTGCTGAGTCTCTTGCTGCTGCATTTTTTCAGGCAAAGACTTTAGCTGTTCTTGTAAAGATTCATTCGTAACAGATGCTTTATTAATGATCATACAATTATCAAAATTACTTTCATTCATAACCATTGCTTGCTTTATCATAAATTCTAACTGAAACATTCTTGATGAAAATCTTATTCCTTGAACCTCTATTAGAGGAATAATCTTTATACCCTCTGTAATACTATTTGCATCTATCTGCTTTCCCTCTTCATTATAACAATTTAACATAATGTTGCCTAATTCCTTGTTTTTTAAAATATTTACACGCAATAAATGATGTTTTCCGCTTTTATATGAACGGATAGGAGGTGTAAACGCCCCCTCTATATCTTCTAAATCATAATCATTATCAAACCATGATTTTCTTTTTCCATAAATTAACTTACAAACATGCTTCTCCAAATTTTCTACCCATTCAATGAATTTCTCATCGTCTTTTGAATACATTAAATCGCAATAAGTTTTTTTATCTGTTTTTACTATTCCTTGTTTTGTTAAACAACGAATTCCCTGAATATATAAACTATCTCCGTTACAGTTTAATTTAGTAAAATATGACCCCCCCTGTAATGCATTAGGATGACATAAACTTAAAGAATCAAAATCAAAATTATTATCTGGGATTTGTATCTTGTTCATTAATCATTTATTACAAATTATTTGCTAAAATCAAACTATTTAAGAAAAAAAACCACTATTTTTTTAGTTTAAAATATTAATGCTATCAGATGAATTATATAATAAATGTTTTGAATTTCTAAGAAAAGAAGAAGTAAAACATGAAATTAAACTTTTTATGAAGCCATTCATTGATATGATTATTCAAGAATTATACCCATATATATATTTATCCCTTTTGTTTGTAATTATAAGTTTTCTTTTAATTTTAGCAATATTTATGCTACTCTGGAAAAAAAGGGACTTTCAAAATAAAATATAACATAAGTGTAATGACATTTGAAGATAATATTAGAAATTGGGTTTATCTTGATAATCAACTTAAGATATTAAATGAGAAGGCAAGAGAAATTAGAGAAAAAAAAAATAAATACTCGGAAACCATTATAACCCACGTAAAACACAATAACATTAAAAACTCCATTATAGAAATCTCTGATGGACAACTTAAATTTTCAGATAATACTGTTCAACAAAATTTAACCTTTAAATTTCTTGTTCAATGTTTAAATGAACTATTTAATGAAGATGAAACAAAACGAATTGTGTCCTATATAAAAAGTAAAAGAGAACCAGTTAAACAATTAGATATTAAGCGTTTTACAAATAAATAAATTATTATAATTATTTATAATGGATAAAAATGATTTGACCCTTTACAAAGAAGAAAATAAAATTAAAAGTGGCGGATATTCCGTTGAATCTTTTCTTTTAAATAATAATAAATCTGCAACTACTACCTTAAACACCTCTCAAAAAGGAGGGTCCAAAGTAAGTGACCTATACAAAAACATTGCCGTTCCATCCGGACTCTTCTTTTTAAAAGAAAAACAAACTAAAAAACAAATACCAATAGTCCCTTTGGATGATAATATATTACCCGAAACCATACACGATAAATTACTCGAATTACTCTCGACCACTGCACAGATAAACCATAATATAAAAACAAAAAGAATGCGTTCTCGAAAATACAATAAAACTAAAAAAAACAAAAATTGAATATAAATAAATATAGCTATTTATATTCAATAACCATGGCTATATCATGTAAACTATACGATTTTAAAGCAGAAGATATTTTCAATGGAAACGATGATGATAACACTAGCGACGAAGAACGCGCAACACGTACCTTTTCCATTAAATTATTTGGAATTGATAAAAAAGGAGATACCTATTGCATCTGGATTAATGATTTCAAACCGTTCTTTTACATAAAATTACCATCCACGACAAAATGGAAACAAGAACATACCATAAAAAATTTTGTTGATTTTCTTGAAATTAAATGCGGAGACAGTCTTAGTTATAACATAGTTCAAAAAAAAAAATTATACGGGTTTGATGGAAATAAACTCTACCCCTTTATGAAAGTTAAATGCCCTTCGATGATGACCTTTTACAAAGTAAGAAAACTGTGGTATGACTTTTATAATAAAGAAAAAAAGCTAAAAAAATTAGGATTAAAATTTGATGGAATTTATCTTAAACTTTATGAATCTGATGTGCCACCACTTCTTAAATTCTTTCATGTCGCTGATATAAGTCCTTCTGGTTGGATAAACGTTAAAAAATCCAATAAACACGTGGCAACAACTTCCTGTAAACACGAATATCAAGCTTCCTATAAAAATGTAGAATTTCTAAATGATGATTCCAATGTTCCTTATAAAATATGTAGTATGGATATTGAAGCCGACAGTAGTCACGGTGATTTTCCGTTGCCCATTAAGGATTACACCAAATTGGCATCTAATATTATGGACATATATGAACAAAATGATTTCAACGATGAGTCCACCAAAACCCTACTTATACGATCCATTTTAACTGCGTTTGATTTTGATACATTGGATAAAATAGAAAGAATATATACACTAAAGCGTAAAACAAAATATGAAATTGATAGTAGTATTCAAACAATACTCCAATTCACAGTTAGTCAAGAGCTCATTGAAAACATAAACAAAGACCTTAAAGAGGAAAAACAAAATAAACAAAAGTTCATCTATAATTATTGCGATGAATACAACCATGAATCTAATGATTTTATAAAAAAAAACGATTCGACAAATATTATTGACATCATTCTTGATGATAAATATAACAAAAATAACAAGTTTCTTATCCTTAACTCTATATTCAATAAATTTCTACCTAAGGTAAAGGGTGATATTGTTACCTTTATTGGTTCTACCTTTATTCGGTATGGCGAAGAAAAACCTTATCTTAATCATATTATTGTTCTTAATGGATGTAAATCTCTTGATGAACTTCCAAACTCCATCGTTGAATGCTATGATACTGAAAGGGAGGTTCTTCTCGCATGGACAAATCTTATTAAAAGAGAGTGTCCGCAATTTGTTATCGGATACAATATTTTTGGTTTTGATTATCCCTTCATGGTAGACCGATGCAGTGAAAATAATTGTGAAGATGAATTTATGCAAATATCTTATGATAATACTGAAAAATCTATCCTAAAAGAATCCAGTATTGTTCTCGCAAGTGGACAACATGACCTTAAATACCTAGAAATGGATGGTATTGTTCAAATTGATTTGTATAATCATTTTAGACGTGATTTTAACCTGGATTCATATAAATTAGATTATGTATCCGGTTATTTTATGTGTGGTTCTATTCATAAAGTCATCCATAATGAAAATACAAATAGAACCATCATTGAAACCCAAAATACTGTTGGTCTTGAATTACATTCCTATATCCATATCGAAGAAATTGCTCACAGCTCCGATTATTATAAAAATGGCACTAAATTTAAAGTAGTTCATCTCGATAAAACAAACAATACATTTCATATTGAAGGTATTGAAAATCCTGACCAATCAAAATCCCTTAAATGGTGTCTTGCAAAAGATGATGTTGGACCTAAAGATATATTTCGATTGGCGCGCGGAAGCGACAGTGACCGAGCAGTGGTTGCAAAATACTGTATTCAGGATTGCAACCTTGTTCAAGAACTGTTGAAAAAAATCGATATCATGACTGGATTCATAGAAATGGCTAAAATATGCAGCGTTCCCATTAGCTTTCTCGTCTTGCGCGGACAAGGAATTAAATTAACCAGTTTCATTTCAAAAAAATGCATGGAAAAAAATACACTTATGCCAACCATAGAAAAAGCCACCGATAATGATGGATATGAAGGCGCAATTGTTCTTGAACCTAAAAAAAGTTTATATATGGAAGATCCAGTAGCTTGTGTTGACTATAGTTCCCTATATCCATCTTCTATGATTAGTGAAAATCTTTGTCACTCTAGTAAAGTATCCACTAAAGAATTTGATCTGGACAATAATCTTATAGCTGAAACTGGTGAAAAAGATAAAAATGGTACATTTAAATACGATAATCTTCCAGGATATAAATATGTTGACGTGACCTATGATACCTTTAAATACATGAAGAAAACGCCAAAATCTGCCGCTATAAAAGTAAAACAAGGTTATAAAATATGCAGATTTGCCCAATATCCTGACGGCAAAAAAGCAGTCATGCCATCGGTTCTGGAAGAGCTTCTCGCTTCAAGAAAAGCCACCAAGAAACAAGCCGCAAAAGAAACGGACCCCTTTATGAAAAATATTCTTGACAAGCGACAACTCTCCATTAAACTCACTGCAAATTCCTTATATGGACAAACCGGAGCTAAAACAAGCACCTTCTATGAAAAAGATGTTGCTGCCTCTACTACGGCTACCGGAAGAAAACTTCTCCTTTATGGAAAACGTATTATTGAAGACGTTTATGGAGATACTATATGCGAATCCAAAAAATACGGGAAAGTTAGAAGTAAAGCACAATACATCTATGGTGACACGGATTCCGTATTCTTCTGCTTCTATTTTGAAGAATTAGACGGAACGCCCATTAAAAATAAAAAAGCCCTCGAATTAACCATCGAAATTGCACAAGAAGCCGGCGAATTAGCCACTGCCTTCCTTAAAAACCCTCATGACCTTGAATATGAAAAAACATTCTGGCCACTCGCTCTATTCGGTAAAAAGAAATACTGCGGAATTCTATATGAACATAATCCAGACAAAGGTAAGCGGAAAAGTATGGGTATTGTTCTTAAAAGAAGAGATAATGCACCCATTGTTAAAGATGTCTATGGTGGTATTATTGACTCTCTCATGAAAGATAAGAGCATCCCTAAATCCATAGATTTCCTTGAAAGTATGCTCCACAAAATATCTCAAGGCGATGTCCCAATAGATAAATTAATTATCACTAAATCCCTTAGAGGTAATTATAAAAATCCCCTTCAAATTGCTCATAAAGTTCTTGCTGACAGAATGGGCGACAGAGATCCTGGTAACAAACCCAGCGCCGGAGATAGAATTCCTTATGCCTATTTTGTCAATAAAGATAAAAAAGCATTACAGGGCGATAAAATAGAAAATCCATCCTTTATTCAAGAAAATAAGCTGTCTATTGATTATGAACACTACATCACAAATCAAATCATGAAACCGGTGATGCAAATATATGCACTGGTTATTAAAGACATCCCTCAATTTAAAAAGAAAAAATTTAAAATGAATCGATTCATCAAAGAAATGAATGAACATAAAAAAACAATTGAAGACCCCGAAAAATTAGAAAAAAAAATAGAACAAATCGCTCATCGAGAATTGAAAGAATTGTTATTTCTTAAATACATCAAACTGTGCAACAAAGAAAAAACAATCGCAAGTTATTTTAATTAAAAATAACAATTAAAAATAAAAATATAGTATTCATAAATGTCTTTTAATACAAATGAAAATAAAGTCCTATTATGGGATGTTTTAAAAGATACCGGAAAATTTAATTCACTAACCCCTTCATTACAAAAAGGCATAAAATTTGAATTTGAAAATACCATGAATGAAATAGATAAACAATACAACAATCACACCCTGCTTGATAAAAATAAAATTTTTATACAGAATTTTACCTATAAATTAGACACATTTCAAAGTCCACCCACTTTTTTTAATGATAGCCTTAATCAAAATGCTTATACGGCAGAAGACATACAAAATCAAAGAACCCACGAAATAAATGAACAATTTACTCAAAAGAAAATGGAAATGGATGAACTACTTATTGCTAAAAAACCCGAAGAAGTTGATTTTAATGATAATTCTAAAAAAGATGAACCCCTTGAAAATATTGATGCCATTCTACAAAAAACCATTCAACAAAGAAACATTGAAATTGAAAATATCAATACATCCTATGATCAAAAAAAGGCCAAAAAATGGCTTGATAATGAAAAAAAAATTACATTCAAAGAAGAGCCCGAAAATATTGTTCTCGAAACATACGATACTGAAGTTTTACATAATGACGACAATAAAAAACTATTTGATATGTTAGAAATACTCTCAACAAATCAAACCAAAATACTTGAAAATCAAGCCACGATATTAGATAAATTAGATAAATTAGATAATGAATATACCGCCTAATTACTCTATATTTTATTCCATTTCTGCTGGGTCTATACCTGTTTCTCCTTCCGTTTTTTCGGTTGGATCTGTTTCGCCCAATGGATGAGGATGCGTATGCTTATCATATTTATCTATTAAATTTCTAAGCTTTGTTGCTATTTTATCAGAATTGGTTTTATTTATATTCCCTTGTTCCTGAATTTCATCAGCGACTTCTTCGTTCTGTGAAATCTCGTCACCTTCTTCGGAATACATTTCTGGCATATCCATCGAGATATCCAATCCTTCTAAAGAAAAAAAGGTATTTACAACAAATAAAATCAAAAAAAAGGATAAGCCTAAACAAATCATAGATTCATTTTTTTTCATAAAATTTTCCAAAAATTTCATTTTATATATATAAATTATATTTTATATTAAAATGTGATCGAAGCTTGATAAGGAACATATCCTGTATTTTCGCCAGCACCAGTATTCGACACATTTTGTCCCTCTGCATCTGTGCTTGAGTCTTCCATAACCTCACTTATATTTTTATCACCTATTTTCTTCAAATCTACATTAAAAACGGCATTTACTGGTAATCTACCTGCTTCTACTAACCCATTCACTATTTTATCTCCACCTTCTACCGTATTACCTACACCATTCACAACCACTGCTTCACCTGATTCATTATCAAATAAACTATATAGTCCGCCCCCTAATGCCTGAACAGAACCACCCGCTACATAGAGCAATCCCTTCGCAGAAGAAAATCCCCCCGTAAATAAATTAGATATTCCTTTTCCAACATTACCTATTACACTGTTTCCCGAATCTATTGTCTCATCAAAAATAGACTGGTCTAATCTCTCATATGATTTACCTGAACATCTATCTTTTTTTATTATGGTTCCAGCAGAATCATCCGGAGCACTATAACCTACATTATCTAAAGACGTTTGATCAATATATAACTTCCCCGATTCACAACTATTACAATCCGTGTCAAAACAATTTTCTACATCTGGATCACAACTTTGCGGTATCGTTTTGTAGAAATACGATATTCCATCTACGCCAATGGTTGGCAAATCTAATGAACCTTCATCATTATTTCCTGTCCACGATTTACCCGTTGAAGAATTTACACCTCCAGGTACTTGAGGACCTTTACATGGATCAAATTTGCATTTTGATGATGGACATTTCTTTGTTCTTAATACAATTGGTCCCCATATTACACGATTTGTTTCATCACTTATTGATGTTGTTTTGCACACAAGCTCTATATATAATTTTGTACTATTTGTTTGATATGTTCCGTTTATGTTATAGAACGCATCTGATGGAACCTTATCCTCGTCAAGAATATCACCAGTATAGGTTAGCGCGGATACTACTTCCTTTGCTTTATTTTCCACTTGTGAATCCGTGGTGCGAACATAGGATGTCGCTGAATTCACAGTGTTTTCATCAAATAATCTTATGTAATATTTTGATATATTTGTACTGGTGGTGTCGTGGTCCGTTTCTATAAATAGCTTTGCATCTAATTCATATTTTTTATCTTTATCCACAGTTACCGATGTTTGAACCACTATTTCTTCACCTCCAGACGAGTCCATATAAGTATCCATTGATAAACCTTTGTTAGTGCTATTATATTCAACAATATGAATATTATCATCTTCGTCGTAATCATAAAAGCCACCGCTGCTATCTAATACCCAATTTCCAATCGCCTCACCATGTGAAAAACTTGTTCCGTGCGAATGAGTATCCCATTCTTCATTTAACGCCACCGTGTAATTCGGATTTGTATTTCCTTCCACTATTTTACTCTTAAATAAATCATACAGACAACTCACAACATAATAAGCTATTCCAAAAACAATTGCTATTATAAAAAAATCATAAAGCCTTTTTTTAAATCCCTTACTTAAAGTTAAGTCAATCATATATATATTTAATTATAAATAAATATATAATATTTCCTAAATTATACTTTAACAAACTTCCTTTTTCCATTTTCTACAACTATTTTTCCTTTTACAATTGGGTCTGTTCTGCGTTTTGCCAACACCTCTTTATAACTTTTTAAATCATATACCTCCCCTGTTTCCTCATTATGCGCAAAAGATTTTCCTTTTATCTTTATCTCAACCGCTTTTATTTGTCTAACCTCTTTATTTAATTTATCTACTCTATCTATGTCATCCTCATTTATATCTGGTTTATAAGAATGTTCGTCTGTTATATCCCCACCAAACGAAAAACAGGTTAATGGTCCCTTGTTTTCTCTTGTTGCATGTAATGCACAGTCTATAGAGGTTTCCTTAACTACCTGCAATACCTCCTTGTTTAACTCTTTTTTTATAGTAGATATCTCCAATAAAGCCTCGTCACTCGTTATAAATTTCTTTTTGTCCAATTTACTTGTATCGAATCTCTTTAATTCCGCTGATAATTTACTTTCTTTTTGCTCATCTGAAAATACCATAATATACTGAAATACAGTAACCGTTTGAAATTCCTTGGGTAACTTGTAATGACTGCATATTCGTCTCGCTCTACCTATAGCCTGTTCCGATCTAACCGGATGCCAATATGGCTCCGTGATATGAACAAACCGACAATTCTCCAATGAAATACCTTCCACACCTGAAGATGTTATCATAAATACTTTTATAACCTCTCCCATATTATTATTCGGATTAATCTCTCGAAGTTGTGTTGCTAAAGACTGGGGCAATGTATCCCAACTTCCATTGTATACCTTTCTTGATATCTCCTTTACTTCTGTATTTTCTTTTCCTGTATATAAAACAAATTTAGGTTTGCTCCTATCTTCTGGACTAATGTCTAAAACCCACGACCCTCCTGCCTTTTTAATTTTAAACTCCGCCATACCATTCGCTTCAAATATTAATTTAAGAATTTCTATCCCCTCCACACTTCTAAAATTACTATATACCAAATGTAATCCCTGATGTCTTTCTGTATCTAATATATTTTCTAATATGTGTAAAAATTTTGGACTATATCTTTGTAATCCCTCTTTTGATAAATATTGGTCCCTTCCTTCATTTAATTGTCGTAAGGCACCTTCTATTCTTTCTGCATAATTGTTCCCTAATAATTCTACTGATTTTTCCTCCAGATTTAATACTTCATCGGGCTCCGCCCTTGAACCGTCCGCTTGCAGTTGTGCATCCATTGGTACTAAATCCGTAATGGCCTCTAATTGTTCTGGTGTTATTGCGCCATCTGTTTCTTCCTCCATGGCTTGCTCTTTGCCATCGCGAGGCATTGGTCTTTGTATCTCCGCCGGAAAAACAAAATTACAAAACTGCCGTGAAAAAATTCTATAAGTTGATGCACTATCCTGATATACATCATTTGGAGCCTTCTTCTTTTTTCTTGCCTTGTCCAATTCCCTTTCGCTATTTCTTGCTAATTCATAAACTAACAATTGTTCATCACTCATAGGTATTTCAATATTTTTAATATCAACGTCTGGATCAAATTTAGCCATTAAATTCTCTAAATCCCCATAATAAGAGGTCATTCCAAGTATTCTTTTGCGCAACATATCTGCATTTATTAAACTATTATCCGGAGCTATAAATTTAGTCCTAAAAGCATCATAATTATCTGGTAATAATTTAAATTTATTTACGGTAACCCCTTTTTTGTTTACCACCACCTTTTGTTTCATTAACACCTGCTCTATTATGTTTAAATACCCGTCGTCACTTATTGAACCTCTTTCTCCATATAAATCCATATTAATCATACTTTCATCTACTCTTATTCCTTCTTTTTCATAATTTCGTATTAATAATTTAATATAATCCGTATTTTCCATGTTACCCTTTTCCGCTGCGCTCATCCCCGAATATCTATTGGCATCACTCATATTTATAAAACCATACGGATTTTGAGTTATTTTTAACATAAAAGTCTTGGGATTATACTCTATGTAATCCACCATATTTAATCTGTTTCTCAATATTCTTGTTATCTCCTCATTATTCATTTGACGCAAAGATTTCACATTTACTGGTATATTCCATACATTTATATAACCACATAATATGTTAAATATCACAGCGATTTCATTTGGATAATTAATGATAGGTGTTCCTGTTAATAAAACAATTTTACAGTTTCTTGCACTTAACAACAAATCATACAGCTTGTAGGATAATGATTCCTCCATTTTTAATCTTCCTACTATTCTACTTATGAAATTATGAGCTTCGTCTATAATTACCACAGAATCATCAAATAAATTTCCATTTGCTTTAAAGCTCTGTAAATTCTCCGCCCGCAAACCATTATAATTAATAAACTGATACTTATAACCAATCATTTCATCCAATTGTGCTTCTAAAGCTACTTGTTCATCTCTCGACAAATTCTCATAATTTGAAGGATTCTTCACATTTACCAACCACGCACCATCCTTATCACGCAAGGTCTCCATAGATAAAGACAGTATCTCATGAAGTTGTTTTAATATTGTTTCATCCCCATTTGCTTTTATAAACTCCCAATACTGATTCCTCTTGTATAATGCATCCCCACATTTTTTTAATTCCTCAATATAATTCATTTTTAATGACGCAGGAATCATAACAACAATCCTTTTTGAATTCTTCATACCCTCCGCTATCGCTATAGATGAACACGTTTTACCAGAACCTAAACCATGAAATAGTAATAACCCTCGATAAGGAGTATACATATTTAAATAATCACGCACTATATTTTGATGCGTAAGTAATTTAAATACCCGTTTCGGGTCCTTCGCTTTCGCACATGCCACCTCTGTTTCTTCTTTTTTACTCTCATCCTTTTCAATAACTTCCCCATATTTACCATATAAATCATTTATAAAATTCACGAATTTCTTTCGATTATTTAAATAATATTCAGATGCTCTTATGTTTACCTGCTTTATTGGTTTGGGTAGTCCCGTCATATCTATCGCAGATTCTTTAAACTCTCCTTTTTCTCTTTCCTCTGCAATTACTTTTAAATCAGGTGCTTGCGTTTGGCGTTCCCTTAATTTTCCCAATACTGAAATTGTATCTTTTTTAATAGACCCAAGTTTTACTAGTTTTCCCTTTAGTTTTTTTACTTTCACTGGCTTCAACTGTCGTGTTTCATCGTCGGGATCCTGTGATACCTTTTTTCGTATTAATCTTATTTTCTTTTTTGGTTCTTTTTTTGGGTCCAGATTTAACTCCTTTTTTTCTAAAGCCTCTCCTTGCTTTACAACTCTATGTTTACGTAACTCCTCTATTATTTCTTCCCTCGCTATTTTTCCCTCTTCCCTTTTATCTATTACTTGTAATGTTTTAACTTCTCCTAATTTAAAAACGACTGGCTTTCTTACTGCTACCTGTGGTTTAATTTGCATTTTTTCAAGTATTCCTTGTGACATATATTATTTCAATAGATTTTATATTTAAATAAAAAATCTCAAATGCTCGATTTATTCATTTATGTTCAATACAATATATCAACAATTCTCTTTGCAAATTCTCCATCACTAGGATAGTGAATACCTGCCTTTACCCTTACATCATCACATTTTTTTGCTATAGTATCAAATACATTAGCTTTCTCCGGATATTTCCTTTTTAACACTTTCGCCAAATAATATGCCCCAAATGCATGTCCCGCAGGATAACTTGGCGTGAATCCTGTTTTCGAATCTAATATATCTATACTTGGATCTATTTGATATGGTCTTGCACGATTTATTCCATATTTTAATAAAATAATCACTGGATTCAACGACATTAACATCATATTTAAATCCATAAGTCCCATATCCACCTCATCCACAAATGCATACGATACAGAAGGATCTGTTTTTTGAAAAAATGCGATGTCATCTGTGTTTCTATTTTTAACTGCGTCTATTACCAACTTTACCTCTTTTGGGTTTGTTGGATATATGTTTAAAACCGGTAAAAATGTATAATACCCATTAGGAGTAATAAACAAAATAACCAGATAAAAAAATATAAAATAAAATAATCTATTTCTTGTAATCTTCATATTCTATATATTCTATATATTATCATAACACAATATTTATATTTATGGAATAATATCATTTATTTTTAGAATCTATTTTAGATATACCCTCCTTACACGCATCTTGTTCTGCCTTCTTTTTTATTTTATGAACTCCCTTACCAATAAGAACAAGTATTTTTGTTTCAGCCTCTACTCTTTCCTTAATTTCCTGAAAACTAGAGAAATTATCTATATTATATGCATTTTCTACTTTTGCCTCATGAATAGGTTGCCCCAAACATAAAAACACCCCCATGAAATATCCATGTTCCTCACTCACATCCTCCAATTCCAAATAGTCTGGGGTTATTTTAAACTCCTTCTGTATTATCACCTGCAATCTATTTTTATAATTATCGTCATTGTTTACTATTTCTGTCCAATCCACATATCTTTCAAATATGGTTTCCACATAGATTTGACACATTTGAAATCCCGGTCCGGTTACAAATAAATTCTCAAACCACTTTTCCTCATCTTTTACCACAATCTTATTATGGTCCAAAAATACCGCTCCCAAAAAAGCCTCAAATAAACACCCCAATTTCTTTAAATTAGTTCTTATTTTTTTATCCTCCGCGTGCTTCGATATAATTAACCACTTATTTAAATTCATCATATATGCTAGCTTACCAATCGATTCATTCTTTACCAAAGCAATTTTCTTTTCCGTCATAAACCCTTCATTTTCTTTAGGAAAACGACGATACAAATAATACTTTGTAATTGCCTCCAATATACCGTCGCCTAAAAACTCCATTCTTTCATTCGATTTTGATTTTAGTGTCAGGCAACCCGCCGGACGCGACATGATTGTTATATTCTGCTCCTCATTTTCTAACATAGGGCGCTTTGTATAAGAACGATGAACAAATGCCCTCTTATACAAATCTAAATTATGCACTATTCCCGGTAAACCACAGTTTCTTAATATGGTTTCCACATCTTTTTTCGTTATTTCTATGTTGTTTGGATTATATGGATTAAATACTAATCCTTCCTCTGTTTTAATAATATCATCGTCATGTAACAACATTTTTTCCTTTTCATTTGTCATGTTAGATTAATTGATTTTATGTTATTAAATCATTTTTAAATATGTTTAAAAATTGAAATAAATACACGAATTAAAAGTATATAATACACACATTTACATGAATGAACCAAATAACGGATCCTTGATAAGCACAGAATCATCTTTAAAAAGTACTACTGATAACAAAGACGTAATAAAACAAAAAATAATAAGCTACAGAAAATATCTAGATAAAATATTTAATTATAATTATACCATTTATGGTCCCCAATATGATATAGAAGACAACTTTCCTTCACACACTTCATTCCGTGGTGAGCGATTCGTTATTGTTAGTCTTATACATGACGGTAGACATATCTGTTTTAATGCTTCAGCTAGAGAGATTTTATACGCGATACAAGACTGCGTAAAAATATATAATGGTAAAGACCATTCGGAATTTAAAGAATGCTGCTACGGAAAAGCAGTTAATTTTAACCCAATACATTTACCCCCGGTTCCTCCCTTTGAAAATATCATGATTCATTTTCAAAAAAATTATTTTGATCGGCTTACATTACTTGAACAACACTTTGTAAAAAATAATCATACCCATGATCATTTAATCGCTAAAAAAAAGGCACTATATAATTATCCACCTTCATGCATCTATCTTCTTCCTTTACCAAAAGATACCATTGACATGATTAGTGATTTCGTTACATATGTTGACTTTAAAAAATGTCAAGAACTAAGAAAAGAATATGAAAAAGAACGCACAAAAATATCTTAAATAATACAAACATTCATTACATAAGCACAAATACCAGGATGAAAAACACAATCAACGCAGCCCCAAAAAAACTTTTAATTCTTTCTTCGTTTAATTTAAACTTAGCGCGTTTTGCCATATAATATTAATATTAAATAAGATTATTAATATTATTAATATTATTAATATTATTAATATTATCTTGTTTCTATTCCAATAATCTCGTTTCCTTCTAGTTTTATCCCAATGATTTCTTTGTTGTTTTCACTAAAGACCTCTTTTAAGTCACCAGGACCATAGTTTTTTCTACTTTTACATATTAGTTTATCTCTTTTTGATGTATTTACAATGATACCAAGCCCAAGATATTCTTTTGCATGAATTTGTTGAATACATGTAATGATTTCATCATCGTCTAATATTATTTCAGTTTCGTCTTTTCCACCCATTTCACCAAATAAACGTTTTTTATTATTTTCATAAATAAACGTTATGCTATCCAAATAATTACCACTTCTAATAATTAATTTCTTCATTTTTAAAGTTTTTAATTCATTATCCGTTATATCTTCATAATACATATATTCTGGTTTATTCTGCTGTTTGTTTTGTGGTTTATCCTGCGATTTGTTTTGTGGTTTATCCTGCGATTTGTTTTGCGGTTTATCCTGCGATTTGTTTTGCGGTTTATCCTGCGATTTGTTTTGCGGTTTATCCTGCGATTTGTTTTGTGGTTTATCCTGCGATTTGTTTTGCGGTTTTTTAGGCTCTTCAAGATGATTACAATCCGGCCAGAGTAACATAACATCTCTGGCATATTTAGTTCTAACTCCTTTGCTACCAATTTTTGATAGATAATCCGTATAATCATAAGATTCGATATATAATTTCTTATTAAACAAACAATTTTCTCCTTCTAATATACCAGGTATTCCATAGTTTGACGGAACATATATTTTTTTTATGTTTTTACTTAACATTAAAAGGGCAGGAACAAAACTACCTACCCCAAATACTAAATGTTTTGCTCCCATTATTAATTTAATATCTTTTAATAATTCACCACCACTCCATTTTACATTTTCCATCTTTTCCAAAGGCTTTAAACACGGATTTCTACCATTTTGTGTGCAAATGATATAATTTTTATACTCCTTTTTATTTATGATTTTTGTGTAAAACTCCAATGGTGGTGGAACATATTTTGGATGAGGACAATTCGTAAATATATCCCCGGAACGCATATGAATAACCAATGTATCGTCTCCCGAATATATCGCATCTTCCTCGCTAAAAACTAATAGATCTTTAAGTATTTTAATCGCTTGTTCATGATTTTTATTAAAACACTCCGTATAGTCTGGTAACCATTTTTGATAATAAAAATTATACCTGTTTTTTATCTCTTCTTTTGACGTTTCAGGATACAGAATAATATCTCTTTTGTTATAATATTTTGAATAGTTTGAAAATTTATGATTATCTTTTGGATCAGGTAGACGAATATTATATTTCTTATCTATTGCTATCAATATACAATTATACGTTTGTAATAGTGTATTTCCTAACATTCCTTGCCAGTTATTTAAAACTAAAATTGGCATATACTTATTTAAATATTAAATTATGATAAATATACCGAACTTTTATACCATAATATAGATATATTTCATATTACACCCTTCTTCTTAAATTGATGAATATACCCCATGCCATAATGGTTATTAACATTCCAATCAAAAAATTAAAAAATGAAAAGATACTATCTGTTCTCTGTGTAATTGCCCACCCTATTAAATAAGATGTTCCAAAATAGGTTACAATACATACTATACTATAACACGGAGAATTAGCATTTCTATTTCTATTTAGATTTTCAATACGTATATGCGGGTCTTCCATATTTATACTACTTTCATTTTCATATATGGTTAATTCTAAAGGCGACCTGCAATAAACACAGGCATTTTCGTATTTTGTTTTTATCCACGCTTCATAGCACAAATCACACATTTTTTTATTGCACATTGTATTTTCACATTTGTAGTTCATTTGTTCTACATGAAATTCTGTGCAGCAAATCTCACAATAATAATTAAAACATAAATCTACATTCATATCTATATCTATTTCTATCATTGGATTAAGAATATCTATATTCATTATGTATAAAACATATTTATATTTATATTTAACCAAATTAAAACCATCTTTTGTATTTATCTATGAATAAACTTTATATTGATACAAGAGAAAAATCACTTTATAATCAATTAAAAAATTTATATATGAACGCACCTATAGATGAAAATCCTTTTGAACATCACTTTGAATACAAAACCTTAGATATAGGTGATGCCATCATTACGAATAATGAAGAACCACTCCTTATATTTGAAAGAAAATCAATATCCGATATGTTAGCTAGCTTGAAAGACGGTAGATATTTAGAACAATCTTATCGTCTCCAAAATTTCAATTTGCATAATCATTTGATCACCTATATTATTGAAGGTAATATCAATATTCCGCAAAAAAATACAATTGTTTCTACCTTCTTTAGCCTAAATTACAATAAGCAATTTTCTACCCTAAAAACAAATAATTTACAAGAAACCGCCTTTTTCTTATTTCAATACCTTAAAAAAATACTAAAACAAAAAGATGTATCTTGTATTATAAACAATAAATCATGTTTAGAAGATAAATCATACAGTGATGTTATAAAAACATCAAAAAAATCAAATATTGATAAAGATAATATATGCGAAATTATGCTTGCACAAATTCCAGGCATTAGTTCCCAATGTGCTAAAACCATATCAAAAAAATTTAAAACTATGATTGACTTAATTGTTGCTTTGCAAGACGATGAAAATTGTCTTAATGATTTATATGTAGAAACCAATAAAACAACAAGAAAAATCAACAAAACTGCTATACAAAATATAAAAGACTATTTGATGCAATAATTATATTGTCTTATTATAAACAATGAATCTTTTTAAATTTGAACTTCCAACCATATCCAATGGTATTATCTTTTTATTTTCTATATTTTTGATTATATTGGTATATTCTCAAATCGGCGCAAATCAACACATGTTAACCACAAATACCGTAGAAGGATTTGAACCCGCAAGTAATTCCAAATCAGTGGCTAGTAATATTAAAACCGAAAAAAATAAGGTTTTAGATAGTCTTCATATTGATAAATATCGAAACAATTATGAAGATATTGTGAGTAATACTAAAACCTGGGCGGATGCTCAAATACTTAAATCCATTGTATCCGATACCATATCCACAAGTGAGGGATTAACGGATAATAATCTAAAAAAAATAAATCATATCAATTCTCTACAAACCTTTAAATCATGTTGCGATGATGCCTTTAATTTAATTGACGAAAATTAAGTTATGGTATTTCCTTTTCTTGTTCTCTTATCAAACGCACCACCATCTACAACTTCTCTGCTATATTTTATACCTCCCCAATTTGTATCCATTGCATTTGGACTTTTTTCTTTATGTTTATAGGATTTATATACATTATCCAATGGAACATCTAGTCCAATATATTGATTATGTGGGTCCACTCCTGGAAATAGATTTGCATTAAATGGAGTGTCGTCTCTATGTGAATCATACAATAAAGATTTCTCTGTTGATGTTCCTTTAAATGTAAGACGATCTAATTGAATTTCGTCTATCGCTCTTTGAACCATTTCTTTATCTGTTATATCTCTACCGCTTATGGAATCGCGCTCATTTGTTTCATACATTAACCCACCTTGTAAATTTAAAGGGTCCGGTCTTACATGATACTCACTTCCGCCTTGAGCATTGTATGTATGTTGCAAAAACAAAATTGGACAATTTATTCCACGGGACTTCTGCCATTCGACATACTCAACATATTCTTCTAAATTATTAAACTTTATTGGGTTTATACCCGGAATCTCCGCCTTTTTTGAATTTTTTAAATATAATTCTTTATCCTTTTGAATTAAAATATCGGGACAATCGCCTTGTACGCTAAATGCTTCTTTATTTGGCATTTTATCACACGAATATGTGAATAATCCTAATAAAAATATGATTAATAATAAAAATACTTTAAATGCACTTATATTTGTCGTTTCCATTTATATATAATATTAATAATAAATATTAATATTATATTTATGATTAAAGAACCATGTTTTATTTGTTTAAATGAAAAAGATAAATCTAAACATCTTCCGCTAATATGTCTAACAAACTCTAAAAATTGCAAATGTAATTCCCGTGTTCATGTTAAATGCTATAAAAAATATAATAATTATCAAAAAAACAAATGCCCTATGTGCAATAGTTTTATAACTTCTAAAAATCAACAAGAAACAGAAAACGAAACCGAACAAGAATACGATTCCGAACAAGAATACGAAGCTCCCTATTATTATGAAACCCGACTATTACAAAGACAAAACTTTTTTGGAATATTTTATACAGTTAATCATTATCGATACAATACAGATATAATCATAATTTTATTGTTTGCAGATGTTTTAATGTTTATGGCATTGATAGCCGGGTTCTATATTTTAATAAAAATAGTATGTATATTTATTCTACCTTCCTATTTTTAAACCCGACTCCAAGCTTTGTTGTTAAATGGAGCTACCAATATTTCTGGTATTTTATTTCTCCATTTATCTACATCTCTTTCGAATTTATACTCCTTTTCGGTCTTTGGGTACAGATATTCTTTTTCCATTAATGGCTTGTCCTTTTCTTTCATTTTTGGTTTATATCCAAAACAATTAACCCCATATTTTACCTTATCATTATCTATATATCCCCCATTTATTCCCGGTCTCCCACAATCATTTTCATGTCCTTCCATTTTCTGTAATTTTTTATAAGTTTCCTTTTGTGTTGGAAATAAGGCTAATTGATTGTCCGACCATCCATAACTACACCATTCTCCTCCTTTATTATAACTATTCTCTACTTCTTCATAACTTGCAAGTCGCGACCCATACGCTTTACATAGTGATTGAGAATCCTTATAACTATATTTATTTCCTGGAACATGGAATACTTCCTTGCCAGAATTTGATTCCACTATTTTTTTTGGCTTTATAGTTGCATTTATCTTTATCGTATCCCTATCTTCTTCTTCATTTGCTTTTGTTGTTGCTTTTGTTGTTGCTTTTGTTGTTGCTTTTGTTGTTGCTTTTGCAGTTTCAACATCATTATCTTTTTCATCCTTATCTAATTTTAAAACATCTAAATCACCGAGTAAGGATTGTAAAGATCTTAAATTATTTGAACCTGTTTCAGAACGTTCTTTTACTTTTAAATCCACATTTAATTTATCACCACTAAACATGTTTCTAACTGCTGTATCTACATCCAAACCAAATAAAAAATATGCACTATTTACCATTACCAAAAAAGCAAATATACACCATAGTATTATTTCAAATATGTCATTTGATTGATTAAAAAACTGAAACTCCTGTTCATTTGCAACATTTCCTAAATGCGGAACTAAATATACAAATAATATAACCATTGTCAGCACCGAAATTAAAACTAATGGTGAACTTCCTAATATATTATTTATGTAATCAAACAATCCAGAATTTACAGATGTTAAATTTATGTCTAATGCATCCATTATATATATCTTATGTTAATTTTTTTTTATAAAATAGACAATATGCGTGACTAGTATTTAATATTTTTGATGGATTTTCTATTTTTTTTATATCAGTGTCATTAAAATTATACCAAAATCCATTTGCATTTTTTATATGCGCAGTATAATGACCCATTTCAAGATCCCCAATATGATTACATACTCCATATAAGTCATAGACGTATTCCGTGCTGTTATATCCCTTACAATATTTTGAAAGATCTAAATCTTCTAACGGAAAAGTTATTAGAGTATTATCCTTTTTTTGTGTAGAATAATCTAAATAAGTAAATCTTTTAAAACATATCACTAAAATCTCTGGAAAACTAAAGAATACAAGTCCTTTATTCACATCTTCCTTTTTTTTTGTTTTATCATTATACCACGCATTATCTCCTTCTAATCTTTCCGGTTTTATATATTCTTCTAAACAATCTATTATAGTAACTGAATTCCCTGGTTTTGCTTGTTTTATAGGCAAATCTATTATAAAATATGGTTCTGGAGAATTTCCTAGCACCACTCCTGTATCGGATACTATTTGCGATACATGGATCCCATAAAATATTTTTAAAATCTCTGAATACTCTTTACTATACATATCAATCATCATTTTATAACAAGACGTTGCTAATTTATCCTTGTTATTTTTAATATTTCCCTTAATGTTCATGTCCACTTCCCGTTTTAAAGCATTGTGAAAGCCCTCTATAATAAAAAGTAAAAACTCTGTTATATCATTTTGTGAAAACCCCATAAACATTTCCTTATTTTTTAATTTTGATACTTGTGATATAGCCTGGTCCCACCCAGCAGGACTAACAACACAATTCTCGCTCCACATTAACTTTCGTAATTTATCCCATTCTACTAATAAAATAGAATCCGGAACTTTATTTAGACGCTTTTTTAAACTTGTATCATCCAATAATTCATTTAAAACATAAGTATGCGATAATATTTGCATACAAGAATTTTTATAACATGAGTTACCTAAATTAGCTAATCCAGTTAATCCTTTATTTTTATATTTTTCATATGCATCACTTTTTTCCTCTTTAATCTCCATTATTTATTATTCAAATTTATATTTAAATTTATTTTTCTAATTATTTAAATAAGTATGCCAAGACTACGAACGCAAAATGATTATTTTGAATATGTTGAAAGTATAACTCCTGTATTAAATAATATTGTAGCTATTATTAGAAATACAGAAACACATACTTATAATATTGTATCCAGAAATAATACCTCTACTATTTTTTCACCCAACCCTTTCACCGCCACCACCCCCTCCGTCTTATTTAATCCCTTCTCGACTAATACACAAAATAACACACCCACCAACTCCAGAAACGGTATAGAAGAATTTATAAATAATCTTACCCCGGTCACGGTAAGACCTACTATTTCACAAATACATAGAGCCACCACCGTTGTTCCATTCAATACTATTGAAAATCCTATAAACACCACCTGCCCCATTTCTCATGACTCATTTAATCATGATGAATTTGTTATGCAAATACGACATTGTAGACACATTTTTAAGGAAAGACCCCTGCGTCGGTGGTTTAATGGTGCAGTAAGATGTCCCGTATGTCGATATGATATTCGCGACTATGGTAATACATCCACTGAATCACCCCCATTACCCGAATCTTCCACTCTTACAGAACCAGAAATGGATAGCTCCATACTTGAAATAAATGAAACCAACAACAACAACACAGACTCTTCCAATAATACAATGATAACATATGAAAATGTTAATGATATTTCCAATAACTCAGTTCTAATTAATACTACTATTAATGGAAATCTAGAAGATAGCTCAACCTACAATCATTTAATCCAAGAAATCTCCACCATTATAGCCGATACCATTGTAGCCCGAAATAATGATAATCAATCCAGTTTTGGTAGATTTAATGTTGAATATAATATTTATTCTATTCCTTAGATAAAGATATTCATTTAAATACTAATCTTTGTGGTTTATACAAATACAATAAAAAATATTGTATTTGTAACTTATTTTAGTTGTTCATTATTTTAGTTGTTCATTATTTTAGTTGTTCATTATTTTTTCTTATTCCATTCCAAATATAACGTATATACATTCATCATCACAATTAATAATTGAAATACACCTATTAATGGCAGTAATTGTAACCATTTTGGCATCATCGTTGAATCTATTTCTTTTAAAAACGCTTCAATATCCAACCATAAATATCGGTTTATTACAATTGAAAAAAAGATGAATGCTAAACTTAAAAATATACCTGCTATATTTCTGTAAAACCCCTTTCCTCTATATGAACGCGAATATGCAAGCGCGGCTAATGAAATGGATGTGTATATCCCTATATTACGTATTTCTGTATGATACATCATTAATAAATCCTTTTCTGTCTTCATTACTATATATAAATATTAAATATAGAATATTCCATATCTAATATTAAATATTACATATTCCATATTCTGTATTCCATATTCAATATGTTGCTGGTTTATTGAAAAAATATTGTCTAAACTTTTCCATATCTTTATCTCCTATCGTCTTTGTTTTAAAATAATCATAATCCTGTTTTTCAAGCATTTTCGCTATAAAAAATAAACTGTATATACCACATTCTGTGTCTTTCTTTTGATGCGAATGAGGATGCGTTTCATGAAACGTAAACTCTGGAACACCATCTAAACCTTTTGCGTTTTGTTTAAGGGTATTGCAAAACTTCATCACATTTGAAGGTGCCTTATCCCCCACACTATCGAAAAAATACATGTTTCCGTCATCTAAATTCACAAATAATGATATCCAATGCGCACCACCTTTCGTATGTTCATCCGTATTAAATATTATACCCACCTTTCGTTTACCCTTTTTAAATTGTTTCATGGGATCAAAACTATATAGTTCCTCCCAAACTCGGTCTCCATAACTATCCACTGCATCATAATCTATAGGCGATGGTCCAATAAAATCAAAATTATCATTTTTTCTTTCATACTGTTTCATCACCTTCGATATATCCGTACTTGATAACCACGTATTTGGGTTTGCTATCCAACTTTTAGGAGCCGTCGGAGCAAAGGTATAATTCAATAATTCACTGTTTAATCCCTTCTTCATAAACTGTTGACGCATCCAACATGCCTCCGTGTTACATGTATTCGCCATATTTCTCTTTAATTCCTCCCATATTTCTTTTGAATTATCCGTTAATATCTTATGATCCGGATGTCTCTTATTCCAATTATCCCGTAGATGTTTTAATGATTCTGCCGTATAACATGTATAACTATTGCCATCTTTTGACGCACTACATTTAGCTTTTCTAAATCCTCTCTTATCTTCCACAACCTTTTTAGTTTTTTTATCGTTTTTATCGTTTTTATCTTTTTTATCTGTTTTATCTTTTTTATCTTTTTTATCGCTTTTATCTTTTCTACCACCTTTACCTTTTTTCATTGTTTTTCCGCCAAATGTTTTTACCATCTTATATATTGTCCATATTTTTCTTTTTACCTTTTTTAACACCCTTTGTTTTAAATCTACCGTCCTTAATATTTACATCTTTCTTCTTTGGATACACCACCTCCTCCTCCTTTTTAATTTTTCTTTTCTCCACCGGAAAACATGTCTCTATTCTTTTTACTTCATCATTCTTCTTAAATAAATCCTCATTTATTTTCTCTATATCTATGTTATCCACTTTTGTGTTTTCTTCAAACGATAAATCTCCATACTCCATCTGCATTAGTTCCGCTTTATCCTCCTCCTTGAAATGTTCAACACATGTTCTTAAATATTCTAGAAATGCCGCCTCTATTACTTTGTTTGAAGCCTTCCCATGCATACAATCCTTTGTCATTTGCAGTATTCTTTTCTTGTAAAACCTCTTTTCCTCCTTTGAACATTGCTCCTCTTTATCCCCCCCCATCTTGTCATTTACTATTTTACTATATATAGGATTCACTAAATAATACAATTCATTATTCATATAATTAATATTATACTATATATATAGATATGAATATCAAACTAACAAACACAGATTATTTTTTTATATTTAGCGTCTTATTACTATATATATATATTGAAATAAGTAAACTACAAGAACCTCTATTCCAAAAAAGTAAAAAAGAGAAAAAAAAGGAAAAAAAGAAAAAATTAAAAAAAAAAGAAAAAAAAGGTAATCTATCTTTCGAACAAAAAATAAAGCTACAAAGAGAAAGATCAGAAAAAGATTTCTGCGCAGCCCAAAAGATAAGAGACCGAATCGCCGAAGAAGATGCGGTCAACAAAATAAAACTGGATAATGAAATGCGCGAATATCAAAAACAACACGATCAGAAAGATAGAATTGCAAGGTATCGCAACATGCCCAGATTAAACCCACACACTGTGCTTAGTTTAAACATTGATGGTCCCAAGTTTCAAACCGGGTATAAATGTTTTAATATGATGCAGGAGGCGGAGAATTGGATAGATAATTATTCTAATAACAAAACAAAAGAGGAATCTAAAAGATATTTTTCGCACTTGATGAAGATTATGTGCGGGGATAAAGGAGGTTTCCCCAATAATGAATATCCAACTGGAGACTTCAAATCAAGGAGCGTGGCAGGCAGCAGGCAGATATGTAACAAAGAAAAAAATACAGTATGTATGCCTACTACTCAATGGTATGAACTTGAAAAATATAATAAACAAAAGGAAGACGAAAGACGAAAAAGAAAATTGCCTTTCGATCATTCATCCGATTGGAATTATTCAAAGGTTGAAAATACCCAAAGACAAATTGCATGGTACCCTTATGCAGGAAAAAATGATGGACCCATTACTGTTGATGGTCGTCAAGATACTACATATAATGATAGTTTACGCAACAGTGATAAAGCAGAACTTCAAGATGTTGTGGTTAGTAGAAATCTTGCAAATCGTGACCTAGCAAAACCAATTTGGAACGATGTAGTAGACCTATTTCCTACGGATTTACGTAATTGGGAACGAGAAGAACCGGGTCCTTTTGACCCAACCCTTTATATGAGCAAGAAAGAAAGAAAACAACAGAAAAAACAAGAGAAGAAGGCGAAAAAACAACAAAAAAAAGAAGAAAAAAGGAGAAGGAAAAGTGGAAAAGGAAAAAAGGAAGAGGAAGAACCCAGCCAAACCAACAACTGGTTGACTGCGGATTACTGGAGAAACTTACTGAACATCCAGTAACTTCTCTGCTTATTCCTATATTATTCATATATCATTTATATATGAATAATAATATATATATATGAATAATAATATATATATAATACATATCCATTATGAATACGCGTATCTTTTGCCGCATTAAAGAAAATGACCACACTCTTAAAATTCAAAAAATATCCAATGAAATTACTGCTATAACCATACCCCATAAAAAGAAGAATTATGAATTTAATGTCAATCAAATATGGTCCAACTCCAGTAATTCTGAAGTATTTAATGATATTCATAAATATTCTAGCTACAAAATCAATTATCTTATTCATTTTGGTTTCACTGGAACGGGTAAAACATACACCACACTAGGTATTTTAAATGAACTCCTCTATCATTACCAAAAAAACATAATTATATCCGCCATACAAATCTATAATAATGATATATACGACCTTATTACTAACAAAAACCTTAAATACTTTAAAACCGATAAACTTGTCATTAAAAATAAATCGGATTATAAGATTATGAATGAAACAGATATACGCACTTTTATTACACTCTTTAAAACAAACCGCTCCAAAAGTAAAACTAATTTCAATCATCTATCCTCCCGTTCTCATGCCATTATATATATAAAAACACCGGAAAAAAAATTTGTTATTGTAGATATGGCTGGACAAGAATCCGGCGTTCAATACAAAGAAAGAAAAATACAAAATGAAGGCACTAACATTAATCTTAACATGCTCGCCCTTAAAGAATGCATACGTGCTATACACAATAAAAATAAGTTTATACCTTTTAGAAGAACCCTACTCACATTCACCCTTAAAAATATGTTCTCTGGAAACCATTTTCTCGCCTTTATATGCACTATCTCCGCCCATCAATCCCTGTATAACCAAATAGATAGCCTGAAATACTCCAATCAATTATTCGAATGTAGCAAACATAAACTTGACTTTAACTATGATGAATTTATTGAAGAATACCACAAATATATCAACGAAACAGGATGGTATAACTGCGAAGAAATTAAACTATATAACCAAATGAAAAAAGATAACTTTAATAATGTCGATAAAATACAAAAATATATGCAAAAAAAACTCTTCTGGTTACAAAAATTTAAAAACACCCTCGTTCAATACCAGAAAATTAACTCCGGATTTAAATATGAAGCCACTTCTCCTATTACTGAATACTAACATGATTTATTTATATATACTATATATGAATAAATCTATCTCCAATGTAGAAATTGATTCTATTACTTTTTTACATTTAATAACTGAGTTCGTGTCGAATTGTTAAAAATCTTTTTACCTAAGTTGTATTTATCTGGATTGAAAGAATTAAAGGATTGAGTCTGCGATAACAAGCTATGCGGGTCAGCATCATTACGTCCACTAGGAATATATTCATTATACAACATACTTTTAGAGGATGGAACATATTCATTCAACTCCGACCGTTGAAGCGCAAATTGCCGATTTTGCAATACGGTCTCCAAATCCACATTAAATCCCGATTTTGCATCCATGCGTTGGCATTTTTCATTTGAAGTCAACACTGGAAAACGACTACGATTTGTTGAAGCGGAACGCAAATCATATCTCGGTGGCTGATGAAAAAAAGGGTTGAATCTACTAAATATTCTGGTATTTAAGTCTTGTGTTCTACCTTGTTGACATAATATAACACCATATGGAGAACAATCGTTATTTTGCATATATATATTATTCTCTATATTATAATTTTATAACTTTATAACTTTATACATTTTTTTTTGTTGGTTCTGTCGCTTTTATTACACCACACACAGAACATATAGCATAGTGTTGTCCCCAACAGTTTTTCTTTGTATTGCTCCACGTGTGAGGCACGGGTAGTCCATCGCTCGAATATGGATATGCGCAACATTCCTCCCTTTCTATAACCCTTAAACCAGAGGAAGATACGGCTTTTCGAATTTGCTGTTTACCGTTCCAAACCATGTGGCGTTTAAAATAATTTTTAAAAGGAATATTGCAATAAATCCAATTCATTTCAAAATTCATTTGCGTTACATAAACGCGTAACGGAATAAATGTGCGCCAATTATATGCCGAAGTTCCCAAATTTGAAAGCATCTTTGTCGTTTAAATACTTTAAACAGGAAAAATAAAATCAATTTTTTTTCCTCGTATATTTGTTGGGCTTAGCCAAAAATCTTTGAATGTGAATCATCATCGTTTTTGAAACCACCCGATCAAGTTCTTCCTCCTCTTTTGTCTTTGTTTTATCTTTGTTCACCCTGAAAAGGTAGTTACTAAAATTTTGAAGAAATCCTTTACGAAGGTCTGGAGAGATTTCATTAAGTATTTCAATATTCCATATGTTTTTAAGAATTTTACGGTTTGTGTCATAGTAATGATATTCCTTTATTTTATAATATTCCACCTTTTTATGATTCATTCTTGAATAATATTGATCATCTAGAAAAAGTATTTCGCATTTTTTTGGCAGTTTAGAACAATGCATTATGTCATGATATGTTTTGTATTCTTTACTCCTGCATTTCTCCACAATCTCTCCAGAGATTTTATAAGGACCTATTACTGAATCAAATGTTATCTTATTCATCTTTTTATCTATATAGCTCATAATCATATTTAACCATTCCTTGCCTCCCTGATTATTCGTATATATAATTAGTTTTATATTCCTCTTTGTTTCCCTCTTGTTTAATAAGTATTTTAATATGATAAACAGATTGGGACGAAACGTTTTTTGATAGACATCGCATAAATTATGAAATATATCCTCCGTTACACTGACATTTATTTTTCTTAAAAAATTCCAAATTAATCTTACAGTATAAAAGTCTCCTAACGTATGATCTAAATCAAATACGATAGCTTTGTCTATCATATTATAAATAATAAAATATTATATTTAATACAAATATAATATTTTATTATACTATATATTTAATTTCATGAATTTAACAACAAATGACTATAAAGTAATTTTAGACTATTATAAGATTCCACATAAACGTAAACCACATCGATGGATTAAAAATAAATCCGAAAAAATTCTTGCCACTAAATTATGCAGATGTATTAAAAAAGTTACCAAAAAGTCAAAACTTAAAGAACCTGCCGCTATTGCTATATGTAAAAAGTCTATTTTACAAAAAAGAAAACTTCAAACTTCTCGCTTTTCGTGCAAAAAAAAATATGAACTCAAGAATTACCGTGGAAAACGATTTAAATTAAGAAAAACTAAACGTAAAATCTTTTAATATCTTATATATTTATAAGTATATGAATATTTTTGAAGAGTCTTTCAAACCCGGAAATCGCCGACTACGAGATAAAACTAATGCTCTTAACGCAATAGTATATTCTGATAATATGACCATAGACAAACTATCTGATGTATATTTTGAAAAACTTAAAAATGCCAAAAATATATGCATCATAGGAAATGGACCGGTTACTAAAAACATCACCCACCTTATTGATAAATTTGACGTTATTATTCGTTTTAATAATTATAAAGTAGATACAGATACTAAGTTGGTTGGAGATAAAACAGATGTACAATTCGTGTGTCTTCAAATTGAAAACACAAATTCATGGGTTCATGACTGCGATTGTGTTATCATATTTGAAATCAATAGACCGCAACTCACAAAAAGATTCACAGCAGAGCATGCATTCATAAAAACTCCAAAAGAGTACATAGATAAAATGAAACGATTAATTGACATGACAAGAGGATTTTACACCATTGCAACATGTCTACAAATAAAAGAAAAATACAACAAAGACCTTGGTATATACATCATTGGTTTTGGTGGGGAGGGTCATCACTTTAATAAAAATCACCACATATCACACTATTTTAATGAAGAAAAAGTCCTTATCGATAAACTTAAAAAGCAAAAATCTATTGTAGACCTTAAAGATATTGACTGCAATACCATTACATTTAAAAAATAAATGATCAGAAAAAAATTGAAAATATTTTTTCAAACTATTTTTTGTTATAAATAGAACAACAATGGATATCATACAACAACTGCCGTTTCCAGATGAAGTATGTAACAAAATATTTATGTTTGCGTGCAAATCACCACATACCGGATTAGTTGTAGAAGTATTAAAAAAAAAGTTACAAACTGCGGATTTAAATATTCCAGAGAATGACGACGATGTAATTGAGTTTACTTCATATAAAAAGAAAAATTATCCACGTCGTATACCTATAGACATAGATTTATTTACTTGTTTTAATAACTTGATTGTTATTAGTCTCTCTAATACAAAAATCTCTGGGGATATCGCCTATCTTAAGTGGCTACCGAACTTGACTGGGATAGGATTCCGGGGCACGTGTGTCGCTGGCGATATATTCCACCTTAAGTCGCTACAGAAGTTGTCTCACATTTACTTCTCCAACACGCACGTCTCGGGGGACATTGCCGCCCTGAAGTCGCTGCCAAATTTAATCGATATTTATCTCGATAACACTCACGTCTCTGGGGACATCGAAAACCTCAAGTCGCTCCTGAACTTGACCGAAATTGACCTCAACAGCACGGGCGTCGTGGGAAACATTGAAAACCTCAAGTCGCTCCCGAAATTGACCGAAATTAACCTCTTCAGGACGGGCGTCTATGGGGACATCGAAAACCTGAAGTCCCTCCTGAACTTGACCATGATTGTCCTCTTCAGGACGGGCGTCTATGGGGACATCGAAAACCTGAAGTCGTTGGTGAACTTGACCGAGATTAGCCTCTACGACACGGGCGTCACAGGAAACATCGAAAACCTCAACTCGCTGCCGAAGTTGACCGAGATTGACCTCACCGACACGGGCGTCACGGGAAACATTGAACACCTCAACTCGTTGCTGAACCTGACCGTGGTTGACCTCACCGACACGGGCGTCACGGGAAACATTGAACACCTGAAGTCGCTACCGAAGTTGTCTGTGATTTGGCTTGGTGGTACAGGCGTTTCCGGTGACATTACACACCTTAAATCGATGCCGGATTTGACTTATATTAGATACCCTGACACGGATGTCGTCGGGGACTTGAAAGCATTTCATGAATATCGTGAAAATGCTGGTTTAGAAATGTGCGAATTTGCATAAGAAAAAAATGTAAATAAAAAATATTTTTTATTATATATAAATTACTTGATTAACGAAATCCCATATATCATAGTGATGATGCCGAATAATTTTTTTATATGGAATACTTCTTTTTTCAGTGCAATTTCAATTAAAAATGTAAACATGATACCAAAACCCGACCATAATGTATACGCCATGTTTAAACTAAACTTATCGAGGCATTTTGGAAACAAATAAAAAGATACTCCATACCCCGCGTAAATTGGGATAAACCATAGTTTATTATTATTTACATTCGCTAAACACATGGTGCATGCGGTTTCTAGGACAATAGACGACGCCAAGTATAGTTCTGATGAATGCCCTGCCAAAATAGGGCGGGCTAAAGAAAGATGATCAAGGGGCGAGACTAGTTTCATTGTTATATAATGTATCCGGCTGTGTTTAATATGTTATAATAATCAAGTTATTTTATCACCCTAGCGCATGTAGAAAAAATTACCCAGTCCAAGAATAAATATATTTTTATAAAGAATTTAATATTAATATAAAATATATTTTTATATTAATATGATAAGCGAAACTTTGTTAGTTCCTATTATAACGGGCGGATTTATTATTTTATCTGGGTGTACGGAACGATTAATGAATTTGTTATGTCCAGAAGTAAGAAAAAAAACTATATCTATTTGTTGTCCAAACGAAAAAAAAAAA